AGTTAGAGTGCTTCGATATTGACTATGAGTGGCAGTTTAAAACAGCAGAATTACTTTATGACAATATATGTTGATATAGATGAAACTATATTCATGACCCAAAATATGGATTACGAAAATAGTCAACCATTTTTAGAGCGGATACAAAAAATAAATAAACTTTATGATGAAGGTCATACTATTGTATACTGGACCGCTAGGGGTTCGGGATCTGGTAAAGACTGGTCAGAAGTGACGAAAGATCAATTTGAACGTTACGGCGTGAAACATCACACTTTAAAATTTGGCAAACCTGTATATGATCTATTTATAGACGATAAGAATATTAACTCAGAAGTTTTTTTTAAATGAAGAAGGTAATCATTACAGGGGTAACAGGTCAAGATGGTAGCTTTATGGCTGATTACCTCTTGGAGAACACAGATCATATTGTTGTGGCTGGCGTTCGAAGGTTGAGTGTTAAAAACCACCAGAATATAGCTCATCTACTAGATAATCCTCGTTTCAAGCTTATTGACTTGGATGTTGCTGACCAAGCTAATACAGAATTGGTGATAGCGGAAGAGAAGCCTGATTATTTTATAAATTTTGCGGCTAATTCTTTTGTCGGCGTCAGTTGGAGGATGCCAGTCAATCATATGGAGACTAACGCTATGGCTGTTTTATATCAACTTGAGGCTATTCGCAAATATTGCCCAGAATGCAGGTATTACAATGCTGGCTCTTCAGAAGAGTTTGGGGACGTCCAGTACTCTCCTCAGTCAGAACTCCACCCTTTGCGTCCAAGAAGCCCTTATGGGGTCTCTAAGGCTAGTGCGAGGCATATGGTGAAGGTCTGGAGGGATTCTTATGATTTATTCGCTATCCAAGGTTGGTTATTCAATCATGAAGGGACTCGTCGTGGAGAGGAGTTTGTCACTCGTAAAATAACTAAGAATGCAGCTCGTATCAAAAATCAATACACATCAAGTGAATTTAAGCCTCTTGAACTAGGTAATATTGACGCTAAAAGAGATTGGAGCGATTCCGAAGATTTTGTAGAGGGTATTTGGTTAATGTTAAATCAAGAAGAACCTATAGAATATGTTTTATCTTCAAATGAGACTCACACCATTAGGGAGTTTGTAGAGCAAGCATTTAATTTTGCTGGGTTTGCTGCTGATAAGTGCGAGTGGGTGGGGGAAGGTGTAGATGAGAAATATATGCATGAAGGTAGGGTTTTAATGAAGGTCAATCCAAATTTTTATCGCCCCGCCGAAGTGGAATTACTTTGGGGTGACTCTTCTAATGCTCGAAGGTTTCTTGGTTGGAAGCCTAGAACTGACTTTATAAGATTAGTTGGGAAAATGGTTGCACACGATCTGAAAGAGTGGTAACTTAATCTCATGCCAAGAGGTAAAAAGAGATGCCCTAGCTGCGAAACACATGTCGCATCTGGGGCTTCTTCTTGTGACTGTGGCCACGTTTTCAAAAAAAAGAAACAAGCCAAGCCTAAGATAAAAAAAACAGATATCTTAAAAAGGCTTGTTGAAGAACCTGCGAAAAACAAAAGGATTTTTTACTCAAGAGAAATGAAATTTCTAAACGATTTGGTGGACAAATACTCTTTAGAATTCATGAATGTAGTGAATTTTTACCGACAGTTTGAATCGTTGACTTACTTGAGAAGCCCTAAACTAAAAGAGACGCTTGACAAAAAATTCAGGGCATTTAATTATGTGGTTGATAAATCGAGATACCCAGAATATAATCTAGGTGAAAAAAGCGGTGAGGACCGATTTGTAGAGAAGAAAAGAAAAACGATAAAAGATTTTTTAACAGATGAGTAAAATGGCTAGTAAAAAAACAGTTGCAACAGTGAGTTCGAAAAGTTTATTAAATAATTTTTTGAAAAGTAATAAAGAGGATCACTTCAATTACGAAGAGCAGATTAGTTACAGAGTATCAAGTGGATCTTTGGAATTTGACCACCATCTCGATGGGGGTTTTGGCCCCGGCTTACATAGATTTGTTGGGATGAATGAAGGAGGGAAGACTTCAGCTTCCTTGGAAGTCATGAAGAACTTCTTAAAAATGCCTAAATCAAAAGCTGTTTATTTCAAAGCGGAAGGTCGGCTTTCAGATGAGATGATAAAGCGTTGCGGGATTAAATTTGTATTTGACAATGAGGAATGGGAAGAGGGGACATGTTTTGTTTTTGAGTCTAATATTTATGAAACATCAGTAGACTTAATGAGGCAATTAGTGACGTCTAACGAAGAGAAGAATAAATACTGTTTTGTTTTAGATTCCGTAGATGGTTTAATTAAAAAAGCAGATAACCAAAAAACATTTGAAGAGTCTTCTCAGGTAGCTGGAGGAGCAAATATTGCTGCTACTTTTATGAAGAAGATGTCGATTGCTCTTGCAAAGAAAGGTCACATGGCGATTTTTATCTCTCAGGTTAGAGCTGACATTAAGCTAGATCCATATTCTAAAGCCCCTGTGCGCCAGACAACTGCAACAGGTGGAAACGCTTTGTTGCACTTTGCAAACTGGATCATTGAATTCGAACCTCGATTTGGTGGGGATAACATACTGCTTAATCCATCTAATAAAAAAATGGACCCTAAAACTAATCCAGCTATAGGGCATTATGCTAAGGTTGTAGTCAAGAAATCTCCAAACGAGAAGACTAACACTAGAATATCTTACCCTATTCGTTACGGAAGAACTGGAGGCAATTCAATTTGGGTAGAGAAAGAGGTCGTAGGCACCCTTGAAGCTTGGGAATTTATCAAAAAAGCTGGTGCTTGGATTTCAATTACAGAAGATTTTAGAGAGATTCTAAATGAAGGAGGTTTCTCACTTCCAGAAAAAGTTCAAGGAGAGAATAAATTATTTTCTCTGATCGAAGATGACTCAGCTCTCTGTCAATATCTGGTAGCTTATTTTAAGAAAATGTTTAGCGGTCAAGAATGAAATTTTATTCTGTAGATGGTAAACTTAGAAATCTTAAAAACCCTAGAAAATATCATATAGATTGGGATTCTTCTAGTAGGAGCAAGTTTCAGAAAAGTGTTAAAGATTTTCTCTACCCATACTGGGGTAACGATGTAGTTTTTGAAGAGTTTCGGATAGTAGGCTCTCGATTGTCTTTAGACTTTTACAACGCTAACAAAAGGATTGCTATTGAAGTGCAAGGCGCTCAGCATACAAAGTATGTCAAACATTTCCATAAAAATAGGTACAAGTTTTTAGACCAACTTAAAAGGGATCAGAAAAAGCTCGACTTCTGTGAGATAAACGATATAAAGTTGGTAGAGATATATCCTAATGACACGGTAGACCAATCATTTTTTGAGAATCAAGACATTTATTTATGAGCGAAGATAAAGAAGCGTTTTCAATCCCACAAGGGTTTGTAGAAAAGATTTACGAGATATCTGGCGACTCAGATAAATATAAAGGAGTGATCATGGTCGCGGCTAATGAATCTGGAGATCCAATTGTGTATAGCAAATTCGACTCTACGATAACAGAATTAGGTCTAACAAAAGCTTTACATCAGTATTTATATAGGGTAGACAAAGAACCTGAAGAGGACTTATGATTTACAGTTATGAACTAGAAAGACAGCTTTTAGCTGGGCTGTTGAGAGATCCTCAGTCTTTGATTGAGATTTCTAATTTTATTAGTCACAAAGACTTTTATTCTGATACGTCTCTTTTGCATGCTACCATCTTTAGAATCATCAAACAGTCTGTAGATGCTGGTGAAGAAGTAGATAATATCATTCTAGCTCAGAGAGTTAATGAGGTGGGCCTTAGTTTTGAAGGCGATGTCACCCCAGCTGAGTATATTAAGTCTCTAGCGATGAGGTCGGTCCCCTCGGGGAACCTATTAAAAACATGTAAGGAGGTTAAGAAATACTCAATCAGAAGGGAGATTGTAGAGTCTTCTGAATTGGTAGCTAAGAAGATGAAGGGGATGGCCCCAGAATCTTCGTATAGAGAGATCGTAGAAACTGCTGATCAGATCTATAATTCTAGAATAAATCTGTTTGATATCGGAAATGATGTTCCCGAAAACATCTATAATGATATGGAGCATATGATTGAGGAGAGGGGCAATAATCCAATTGAAGAATTTGGAATGATGGGTCCACATAAGAAAGTTAATGATATCTATGGCTCTCTACTTAGACCCGGAAACATAACTGTTATTGTAGCTCGTTCTGGAGTAGGGAAAACACAATTCTGCATGGACTATGCTACTAAAGTAGCTTTAAAATACGACGTTCCAGTTCTACACTTTGATAACGGTGAGATGAGTAAAGAGGAACTTATAATGCGGCAATGTGCAGCGCACTCTGGAGTTCCGATGCATTTGTTGGAGAGTGGTAAATGGAGAAATGCTGGAGAACAGGTTGTTAATAAAGTTAGATCTGTTTGGTCTAAAGTCCAAAACCTTAGATTTTACTACTATAATGTTGGCGGTATGGATGTTGACGTTATGATCAACACCTTGAAAAGGTTTTACTATTCTACTGTTGGCAGGGGTAACAAGATGGTATTTTCTTTTGACTATATCAAAACCACAAATAATTCTTCAGCAAATAAGAATGAGTGGCAGGTTGTTGGGGAAATGGTTGATAAATTTAAGAGGTGTATCCAAAAAGAGATCCTTGAGGATGGAGACCCGGTAATACCCATGATAACTTCTGTTCAATCAAATAGAAGTGGTATCACTACAAACAGAAACTCTCAGAATATAATTGATGATGAGAGTATTGTATCCCTTTCAGACAGAATCACTCAGTTTTGTTCTCACATGTTTATTATTAGGCGTAAGACTGAAGATGAGATTCAGTTAGAGGGAGATAGGTTTGGTACTCACAAAATGATCAGTGTTAAGTATCGAAGTTTGGGTAGGGATATTGCTGGCGCTATCGAACCAGTGCAGGTGGAAGACTCTCTTCGTAAAAACTTTATCAATTTAAATTTTAATAATTTTAATATTTCAGAAAGGGGCGACTTAAGAGACATTGTCGCTGTTCAAAATGGAGAAGCACTATTAGATGACAGTATACCAGATGCACCAGCAAGACAAGAGACAGAAGACGCCCCAGAACTTGGTTCCTTCTGAAGAGTTTGAGAGGGTTTTGGTTTCAATAGGCTATAAGCTCATTGATTGTGGCGATCATTGGAGGTCACAAGCTTTATACAGAAACGGAGATAACGCTACAGCTTTAAAGATTTATAAGAATACTGGAGTATGGATGGATTTTGTGGAGCCTAAAGGATCTCTTCCTTTTGAAGCTCTAGTCAGAATGACTGTTGGTGATAATGGAAAGTTTTCTGAGACTCTAAAAAAGATCAAAAGCGATAAAGCTTATATAGCTCCAAGAGTAGATAAGATAGAAATGGAAAAATGCTACCCAGAGGATTGCTTAGATAAGTTATTCCCTAACTACAAATTTTATAAAGACAAAGGTATATCGGAGCAGACGCAACTAGCTTTCAAAGTAGGTTTAGCTGGAGTTGGTAAGATGTATCGGAGAATGGTATTCCCAATATACAACCAAAATAAGCAGATTATTGGTTTCTCTGGCCGGAAGATAGATGACAATAATGATTATGCTAAGTGGAAGCATATAGGCAAAAAGAATACTTGGGTTTATCCAGCCTGTGTAGAAGATAACGAATGTAGCTCGGAGATTGATAAGCTCGGCCAAGTTATTTTAGTTGAGAGTATAGGTGATGCTATGGCTCTGTATGATCAAGGCGTCAAAAACATCTTAGTCTTATTCGGGTTGTCTGCCAGTCCAAGCATCATTAATTATCTCTCCAGTAAGGTTTTGGATAACATTTACATTTCTACCAATAACGATTCGAATTCTTCTCAGAACAGAGGTTTGATAGCTGCGATAAAAAACTATTTAAAGTTAGCTAAACGTTTTGATTTAAATGTCCTTACTATCAAACTCCCACAAAACGGTAATGATTTTGGAGAAATGTATCAGAGTGGTTATAATATCAATAACTGGATTGATAGACATATAGATCAACAAGAGCAAAAAGATTACATTTGTAATTACGTCTCCAAAAACCCTCGGCTGTTTACTAAAGCTGAAAATAGCATGGCTAAGAAATTAAATGATTGAACCTAAAAT